ATATAAAACGTTCCTTGTTTTTTATTGTCGCTTTTTCTATTTCAAAATTCATTTTTATACCTCTGTTTTTTGTAACACTTCATTTTTTAATAAAGTGTAAATTTGTTTATATTCTACTTCATAAGGTTTTAATACCCTGTTTAAAAATTTTGGCTGTTCTTTTTCTACTTCTATACCGTCACAAATATAAACCATATTGTCAATATTTAAACAGTCACTATAAACCGTAAAATCTACTTTATAGTAACCGCCTTTAAATATTAAGTCGTAACTTCTTACGTCGTATTTTCCTTTATATTTAATAATCATTTTTTAAACCTCTTTATATTGTGTTGCATAAAATAGGGCTTTATTCCCCCATTCATTGAAATGCTCTCTTGTAATAAGATTATTCAGTTTTAAGTTTTTAGCTGTGTTATCACTACTATATAGTGACGTTAAACATATTGCTATTTTGTTTCTGTTATTCATATTATCACCTTTTATTTTGGGAAAAAAAATTAAATAAAAAGGGCATAAACTTTTTTCTCTTCTTCGTCGTACCCAACACTAACAAAATTTAAACGATAAGCTCCTACTACTTTTTCGATAATTGTAGCAGTGATGCAATCATTTTGAGAGTAGATTCTTAAGCCGTATTCGGAAGATTGATAAATATACCTACTCAGTAGACACTCTTTGTCTTTTTTCTTGTCTTTTTGATATTGTTCTCTCATTTTGAATTCGATATCTTTGTATTTATTCATTTTATTTAACTCCCACAACTAAAGTATTTGAAACTTTTAAATTGTGAATATAGAAAAAAAGAAAAGAGAAAAGAAAACTTTTTTCCTGCTCTGCTCCTTGCGACATTCTCCAGACTTACAAACCTTATCACAACTAAAGAAGAGTAACAAAAAATAACTCACTACTAAAAAAAATAAAACTTCTAAGTTGTGGGGGTGATTATACACATTACGTATAAGCCTGTTGTCCATCGCTTGCGGCTTGCTAGAGAAGCCCGCACACCTCCCCCAAGGGAGAGGGACACCATCATTTGAAGGCGGGGGAGCCAATGCCCCCGCACCCCATCGGGTACACTATATTGTGGGGGAGTCAACTATATAAACATTATTGTACAACAAAATATATATTAGAGAATATATATTGTTTCATATTTGAAACAACAGAGCATATAATATATACATATGTATATACATATACTACGAAACATATGTTGTAACATATACACCATAACATATATACTATAACATATATACTATAACATATATACTATAACATATATACTATAACATATATACTATAACATATATACTATAAAATATAGCATATGACATATACCTACAAATACATACTTCTCATAATATATGTTAAGAAACATATATTATAACATATATACCACAACATATAAAATAAAACATATATACTACAACATATATTTCAAGAAAACGATAACAGAACATATATAACAGAGGATATAGAGGACATACACCATACATTTTTACATAAGACTCATATTTTTACATAGGTCACATATTTTTACATATATCCTTCAACCTATGTTTTGTAATGTATATGTTACAACCTCTACTTTCCATTAACTATATAAATGATGGTTGCTTATAGGTTGTTATGGCTGTTATTAAATGCACTTCTTCTGGTAAGGCTTTTCAGATTGTTTTGTCTGAGGATGTTCCTGCTGGTACGGTTTTTCAGGTTGCTGTTGCTCCTGTGTTGTCTTTGCCTTACAAGGGTGGTGGCAAGTATTTTGTTCTTACACGTATGGGCAATCTTACTAATCCTTCTAAGTTTCCTGTTAGTGAGGTTTATGGTCAGGATTTTGGTCAGGAGCCTCAGTTGGTTTATGATAAGGGTAAGGATAGGTTGAATGGTTCTGTAAAGGGTTCTGTTGGTAAGGCTAGGGGTTTGAAGGATAAGACGGTGGAGTTTTAATATGGATGAATTGAGAAAGAGAGAGTTTATTGGTTTCATTACTAAAGAGTATGAGAGTTATGTTAGTGCTGGTAATGATGAGGTTGCTTTTATGCTTCTTGGTTTACGTGAGGAGTTTGAGAGGTTGTTTTAAGTGCTTCAAGAAACTGTTGTTGATAAGAAGTTTATTTCTCGTATGAAGAAGATTAAAGCTACGCCTAAGAGTGGGGGGTTGCTGGAGCTTTGTAGTAGGAATGTTGTTTGGTTTGCTGAGAAGATGTTGGGTTTGGAGCTTGCTATGTGGCAGGTGGAGTTTCTCAATACATTACAACGTAGTATGGGGGGGAAGGCTCATAACATTACAGCAGCAATGACTAGTCGTCAGATTGGTAAGAGTACTAGCGTGGCTATTTATGCTTTATGGGCCACTACTTTCAATAAGAAGCCTGCTACAGTTTATAGTAATACGAATGTTGTTATTGTTTCTCGTGATTATGGCAGTGCTAAGAAGTTGCTGGGTGATGTTAGACGCCTCTATCGTCTTGGTGACCGTTTCATGAAAAACAAGTATGTTGATGATGAGGGTGTTCCTTTATTTGGTTATATGGAGGATGGTAAGTATGTCGGACTCTTCGAGTCTCTCCTCTCTACTAAAGACCCTAATAACGCTACCACTATCACGTTCTCTCCTTATGACGAGCAGGCTCATGGTGAGTGGTTGCTTAAAGGTAGTAATAGTGGTAGTGCAATTATTTGTTTAGCCCCCACGCCTAGTGTTTTGGGTAATACGTTTTCTATTGGTATTGTTGATGAGGCTGCCCATACGGATGTTCCTGATGAACTATGGTATGATTGGTTGTCCCCTACGGGTGACAGTACGGATGCTATGTGGGTTTTTATTTCCACCCCTTGGCAGCCTGTTGGTTTTTTTCACGACCATATTGACCCTCATGACGAGCTGGGTAGTGACGAGTATGTTAATAGAATGTCCTTCACTATTGAGGCTTTGAAGAACGACCCTAGCAAGAGAGCCCAGAAGCAGTATAAAAGTGTTCTTACTAAACTCAATGAGCAGTATGTTCAGAAGGGTAAGTTCGCTGAGATGCGTCGAGGGTATTATTGTGAGTTCGTTAAGGGTGATGATAATTTCTTTGACCCTGATAAGGTTGACCAGGTCTTTACAGAAACACTCCGTCCTGTTGATAAGTGGGAGGGGATGTGTGATATGGGTGTTGACTTCGGTGGTGCTGGTAAGAGTCACACTGTAATTACTATTAGCCATTTGGATGATGACGGTAATATTGTTCGTCTCTACCACCGCTCCTACCCTGTGGATGAGGATATCACCTTATTACAGGATATTGAGGAGTTGAAGGAGCGCTTTAATATTCAAAGGATTGTTGTTGATGATTGTCCTGCCGGCTGGGATAGGATTAAACAAATGGAGAATAAGTATTGGGATGTTACCCGTTTCGTGTTCCGTAAGGACAAGGTGAGTAAGTATGCTGCTTTCAAGGATAAGCTCTACCAGGGTAAGGTTGCATCCTACATTGATAAGGAGCTGAGAGTTGAGATGAAGGCATTACAGAACGCTAAGAATACTAGGCAGAGTTTAATTCAAGCTGCCAAAGGACAAACTGATGATTTGATTGATAGCTGGTTGATTAGCTGTTACAACTACTTAGAGGATAACACTGTGAAGTTTAAGTTCTTTAGTCGTAGGGGAGTTTATGAAAGATGAGTTGGAAAAGAATGAAGGGAATACTGGGCGACCTTGTCTGTAGTAAGTGTGGTGGCCGGTTTCATGATAATGAGTTTGATGAGCAAGAGGATATGTGCCACTATTGTTTATTTGATGGTGTATCAGGAGCAATGCCTGTAGGTATTAATCACCGTTACGGGGATGAGCGTAACATCACCCCTGAAAGAGAGTTGTTGGACAATTTAGACCACACCCCTATCAAGAAAACTGATAAGGAGAACAAGCGTAAGCGTGATTTTCAGTATAAACTAGCTGAAAAAAGGAAACACTTATAAAGCAGTAGAGCACGATTACGCTGATTGAGGAGAGACTATTTCTAAAATGGGATTATTTGATTTCTTTAAGAATTCTAAACAAGCACAAGTTGATAGAGCTAGTAAGGGCACTGTTCGTAACTCTTTCTATTTCTCACGAGCAAGACCAAAAACTGGCCAAGCTAGCCCACAGGACCTAAACGTAGTGCTAAAAACCTACCAAGAAGACCCTGTAGTACAGGCTGCACTGACAACCCGTGCTGATGCAATCCTAGCAAGTGGATTTACTATTGAAGGTAAGCCCAATCCAAAGAAAGCCGCTGAAGAACTCCTCAAAAGTGTTGGCTTGGATTATGACCTTTTATGGAAAATTTGCATGAACGGTCTCTTATACCAAAACGTATTTCTTGAAATTGAACGTAAGAACAATGGACAACCCGCCGCTCTTCACGTCCTAGAAGCTCCTTACATGGAAATTCAGTATGATGAACATGGTGAGATTCTTGGATATATTGAAAACGGTGAAAACGGTAAGCAAGTGTTTTTTCCTGTTGATGACATTGTTTATATGAAGTTCAATAGTGTATCTTCTGCTGTATGGGGTGAAGTTGGTATTAAATCTCTCTTCCGTACCCTCACTACCAAAAACCAGATTGAGAAATTCCTTAACTCCTTGGCTGTTACTAACGCTTGGCGTCAAGTGATGAAAACTCGTATGGGTGACGATAATATTGAAGAATTTTTAGCGTACAGTGCGAGCCAGTCACAGGACCCTACAGAACCATTGGTTTTGCAAGTACAAGGGCAAGGTAGCGATGACGTGGATAAAGACACTCGTTTTAGCATCCTACGTGACCCTTCTGACCTTAAAGACTTCTTAGGTATGTTAGACTATCTACGTACTCAAACCTTAATGCTGTTAAAAGTTCCTCCTATTATGATTGGACTTCCTGACAGTAGTAATCGTTCCAACAGTGATATGCAGTTTAAAGCTTTTAATATTGCTAACGACTCCTTCCGACGTGTCATGTACACTTACATGAAAGAGTTGTTTGAAAAGTTAGGCATTAGCACTGTCGAATTCTCCTGGAACCCTATTGACGAACGTTCTGAAAAAGACGATATTGAAATTGCAGAACGTCTTATTAACATGGGGGCTAAACCTGATATGGTTGAGCAGTTCCTCCGTGATGCTGGTCTTGAATTGCCTGAAGGTGAATTGTTTGATAAAGAAAACCCTGTAGCTCCTAAAAAGAGTATGGACATGTTTGATTCTCGTAGAGGTAAAGCTGAGGGTGAAGGTAATCAAAAAATAGGTAGTGGTGTTGAAGGCACTACTAGAGAAGACCAGTTGTAAGATGAAATCTAATATTAAAGAAGTAAGTTTTAGCCCTTACCTCAGTCAGTTGGAAGTTGATAGTAGACTCCGTACTTGGGTTAACGATATGGTTCGTAATAATATTCAGGTTGTTTCTGTAAAACCTTCTGGTAAACAAAACACCTACATGGTGGAGTATATATAAAATAAGACTTGATGCTAGCTGGAGCCCATCACAAGAATAAGATTATTACAAGGTTGATTATGTATTATGGCAAAAGAAACAATGGGTGAACGAATGGCGAGAGTAGAAACAAAACTTGAAACAGTTCACAACGATATTAACGAACTTAAAGACCTTGTCAAAGAACATATCAGCAAGCACGGCCAAGTTCATAAAGAAATGGACAATAAGTACGCTAGCAAACAGATTGAAGTTGGTTTTTGGTGGTTAGCAGGAACAATCATTACCGCACTAGTAGGTAGTGGAGTTATTTTTATAACCAACTTATGAATAAAAAATGCCAATCGAGAGTTTAAAAAAATTACCAAAAAAAGCCTTTAACATGTGGGAATCCACTTACAAGGCAGCAAGAAACAAGTATAGTGATAGCCGTGCAGCTAAGATTGCATGGGCTGCTGTTAAGAAAAAATTCAAGAAGGTTGAAGGTAAATGGGTGGCACGTAGCTCTGACTTTGAAGTTATCACTACAGTGCATTATGAGTTCCAAGCTGACGAGGCAAGTATTTCTCGTAGCGAAGACGGGTTCTCTTATGTTGATTATGTACTACTCACTGATGGGTTTCATCGTGATGGTATTCGTTTCGGTCCAATGGCTATTAATAGCTTAATTGACCAAATTAATGAAGAAGGGTTAGTGGGCCGAGTAGACGGTGACCACAGTGAATGGAAGCGATTAGTTGCTAAAATGTCTCCTGAGGAGATTGAAGCTTACTTACAATCACAAGACACTGGAATCAAAGCAGTTAAGGCTGTAAAGAAAAAAGGTAAGATTGTAGCTAAGATTAAAGTGAAACAAGACATGGTAGATAAAGTGTTGAGTATGAAAGGGGCTAGTGTTGAAGCTAGGTTTCCCAGTAGTAGTTTTCGAGAAGGAGTTGTTACTCAAGCACGTTACCAAGGTTTCGTCTTTACTCCTAAACCTGCTGACCCTAAAGCTTTAAGGGTTGGTATAAGTGGATAAGATATTAATTTATGTTAAAGATTTTGAGGAAGCTAAACTAGTCTTCCCTTATGTTGAAAAGCTCTACAAGGAAGGGTATGAAGTTGCCTTCCACTCCGATGATTGGGAGGTTGTAGAACTTCTCGCTCTTGCAAGAGTGTTGGTGGTTAATAGTAAGGTTTATTACCCAGACATTGCAGTCGGTTGTTCGTCTGGTAACAGTGACGCCACCCACCTCACGCTATCTAAATTCCTTGAGGTGGCATCATGATGCTACCAAAAGTGTTAGTAGGTGTTTGTACCTATGAAGGTAAGGACTACATCTGGCCTGAGTTTAAGAAAGGTGTTGAAAACCTCACCTACCCTAACTTCGATGTTATGATTGTTGATAACAGCAAAGGTAATGCTTACTCAAGGAAACTAAAAAAAGATTGTAAAGAAAATGGATTTATGGTTAAGCATATCACACGTGCTAAGAATAGCCGTATTGCCCATGCCGATAGTCTCAATACTATCCGTGATTATTTCCTAGATAACGATTATGAATACATGTTGCTCCTTGAGAGTGATATATTACCCCCAGTAGATATTATTCAACGGCAGATTGCCACAGGCAAAAGTGTTGTTGGAGCAATCTACTTTATTGGTCACGCCTGGGACCCTAAAAGAGCTCCTAAAGCTTGCTTGTTTGACAATGTTGACGGTAAGAGTACGAGGATATTAACTAGGGAAGAAGGCTGGTCAATGTATGGAAAGGGTGTTCAACCAATACATGGTTGTGGTATTGGGTGCACATTAGTGCATAAAAATGTTATTGAACAGTTTAAGTTCTGGTGGCATTTAAGCAACCCTCCGAAGCACGCTGACGTATTATTCTTCGCTGACTTGGAGAACAATAACATTCCAGTGTATGTTAACACTGACGTGGTGGTAAGACACCAACCCAGTGACTGGGATAAAGTCAAAGACATTTGAGGTGTATTGAAATGAGTAAAGATAAAATTTTAGAACAATTAGAAAGTGGACGTGTAGGTACAGAAGAACAACTCTCAGAGCTTGAAAAAACTATTAATTTCCATAAAGAAATCCGTAAGTTGCAAGTAGAGAAGATGGACCTTAACGAGCAGATTGCAAAGATTGCTGCTGCTAAGCCACGAGCTGTAGAACCAACACATGAATTTCAGAAGGAAGATAAGTATTGGGAACTAGAAGCTGAACTACGAATCAAGAACTTCCAGCTAGATAAACTAAACTTTGAGTCACAACTTGAACATTTAGACAAAACTATCAAAGCTAAAGAAGAAGAATACTCACGATTGAAAGGTGAATAGAAATGTCAGAAGAAACTAAACAAGAAGCTGTACAAGAACAAGCTGTACAAGAACAAGCTGCAGAAAAACAGCCAGTACAAGAAACTGTTACCATTACTGAGAAAGAAATGGAAGCAATTGATAAAGAAATCACTGCTGAAGACGACGCTAAAGTTGCAGCAGTAAAAGAAGAAGTTGACGCAGAACTGGAAGCTATGAAAAAAGAGCTTTCAGAAATCCAAGCTAGAAACGCTGAGATTGAACGTCAACGAAAACTAGAGGAAGAAAAAGCTGCTCTTAAAGCTCAGATTGAGAAAGAACAAGCTTACGCTGAACAAGTGAATAAGAAACACGTTGTAGCTCCTTCCGAAAATCCAATTAATAATCAAAATCAAACTCCTTCCGAACAGGTTCAAATATCTAAACAGGAGCAATGGGCTGCGTTCCATCAGGCAACAAAGTCCGGAGCTATGAGTGCTAAGATTGACCCGGAAGAGTTTAAGTTTAAAAAATAGAGGTATATAAAAAATGTCCGAACAACAACTATCCCGTGCTCTAGAAACTAACAGTTTCCAGTCCACAGCTGCTAGTGCTGCTCTTATCAACCCTACCTTGTGGGTACGACAAATTGAAGAGTTCGCTAAAGCTAAAACTGTTATGCGAGCTATCGGTAAAGAACACATGGACCTTCTAGGTCAAGCTGGTGCATCATTGAATGTACAATTTAACACTGAAATTACTGCAGGTGCTCTAAACGAGTCAACGGCTATCACGCCTTCCGCTCTTAGTTACACACAAGTTACTTACACTCCTACTGAGTATGGTATTGCAGTTGCTCTAACTCGAAAAGAAGACATCCGAAGTATCCAAGACATCATGTCTGAAAAGGCACGAGACATGGGTTACGCTCTGGCAAAACTTCTTGACCAAAACATCTTTGCTGCTCTTGGAGCAAGTGATACACGAGCTTCCACTATCTCACAAGTAACTCCTAATAGCGTTGCTGTAAGTGCTCTTGCATCTAGTGACACTATGAACACTAGTGTTATTGCAGACGCAATTTTTGAGCTGGAAAACTCCGACGAAGATGGTGCTTACCTAGTTGTACACCCACAACACGTTAAGTCCCTACGAAAACTAAGTGACTTCATTGACGCATCCGTTTATGGTGGTCGAGAAGTTGTTCTTACTGGTGAAATTGGCCGATACTTAGGACTACGAGTCTTAGTTACTAGCCTTGTTCCAGCAAATAACAGCTCCCCTTCATCCACTGCACGTAACGCTTACGTTCTTGGTGAAGACGCTTTTGGTATTGCTTGGAAGATGCAAACTATGTTCAACAGTGACTACAAAGTTCTTGAACGAGAATACGTCCTAGCTGCTGTACACGAGTATGATGTACAAGTTGAACGTCCTGCACGAGCTTGCCGAATCGTAGCTCTTTAAGCACATTTTTGGGACTCCGGTCCCTTTTTTCTTTTCTATTTATTTTATATATATTTATGGTGATTAATTATGGCTGGACGAAGAAATAAAGGAAGTCCTTTAAATAAAAGCATGGAAGCTCCTGTAATGGAAGTTCCTGTTAAAAAACCGAAACCAAAGAAGAAAGTGATTAAAAAATCAAAAAAAGAGGAGTAAATAAATGACGTACACTACAGTGGAACTAGTAAGTGCTAGTCTCAAAGGCTTATCAATAACCGCAGATACGACTCCCTCATCCTCTCAAGTGAGCGAGTGGATTAGTGAAGCTTCTAGTCAGATTGATGTTATTTTTGGCAAGACGTTTAGCAGCACAACAATAACTGATGAGTATATTGATTATGACGGTAGTGGGTATTTACGTCTTCCTTACGCTCCTATTATTAGCATTTCTTCTCTTACCCACCTCAAAGGGTCATTGTCACAAACAGCAACCAGCACTTCTTTAACTGAGGGTAGAGGTAACGATTTTATTATTTACAAAGAGAGCGGTGAGATAGAGTTCTTTGGCAACCGAGCACCTACTTATGGTAAACAAAATATTAAATGGTCGGGTGTTATTGGTTTTAACTCTGTTCCCAAGTGGGTTCAGCGATTAGCTACACTTATGGTTTCTAAACGTGTTGTTGAAGCAACAGTGTCAAGTGTTTCACAGAAGGGTGGTAGGCCTATTAGTGTTGGTAACTTGTCCCTAGGAGCTCCTAGCAACTTTTCTTCTTCACAAATTAAAAACATGAACGATGAAATTGAATCTTTAATTAGTGGTAACATTAATGGGAGCCACGTTTTCCGTACTAAGAGGATTTACAGGAAATGACTAACGCCAGCGATTTGAGAGATGATGTTCGTCTCGATTTAGAAAATGAGCTTTTTGGAGAACTAGAGAGTGTAAACATCACTCTTTATAATACCAACTCTCGGTCTATGAATAAGTGGGGAGACGAAACAGTTTCTTTCAATAGCAGCGTTATTTCAGGAATTCCTTACAACCAAGGAAATGTGAAGAGTTGGGAGAAATATGGCACTTTACAATCTGAGGTTATGGAACTATTCGTAAGATACACCGTTTCTTTAGGTGTAGACGATATTATATTATACGACGGTGTTTATTATGGAATAGGCACGATTAACAAATACCCTTTAGGTGATGGTAATCTCATCACTTCAGCGGTACTTTACAAACACGAAAATCAAACAGCACCTGTAACAGCAACAACATACATTGTTGATGAAAACCTCAACCTATTGGTTGATGAAACAGGAACTAGAATTATAGCATAGAGGAATATTTAAAAATGCCAACAAGCACTACAAGCACTATTAACAACTTCAGCACAGCAACCCCTGCTGCAAATGATAAACTTTTGGGTTGGGATGATTCCGCATCTCAAACAGTCAATTTCGCAACCAGCACTATTGCCGGGTTGAATGATGTTACCTTAGCTGGTAGCTTAGACTACTTAACAATTAGTGGTCAAACTATTACTCGTAACGCTATTAATTTAACTACAGATGTAACAGGACTACTCCCTGGGGCTAATCTAGCTGCTCCTTCTACATTTATTACTGCAGGCACCAATCTTACTTGGAGCGGTAGCACGCTTAACGCTACTGGTGGAAGTGATTCTGTTGCTTGGGGTAGTATAACAGGTATTCTTTCTAATCAAACTGACTTGCAAAATGCTCTTAATGCTAAACAAGACACTATTACTAATTCTGATGATATTACTGAAGGAGCAACTAATTTATTTATGAGTAGTGCGGAGCAGTCTAAACTGGCTGGTATTGAGTCTAACGCTGATGTTACTGATGAGACTAATGTTAAGTCTGCTTTAGATGGTGCTACACTTACAGATGTAGGGACTCCTGCAAGTACTGATAGGATATTATTGCAAGACGCTAGCGATGCCAATAATCTTAAATTTGCTAGCTTTTCATCGTTTGGCGGTGGCGGTAGTGGTGACATGACTAAAGCAGTTTATGACCCAACCCTTGTAGAAGGGGATGCTTTCGCTATGGATAATATGGTTGAAGGAGTTAATACTAAAATACTCACTTCTACTGAAAGAACTAAATTAGCTGGTATCGAGGTTGGTGCTGACGTTACAGACACGGCTAATGTCACTGCAGCTGGTGCTTTGATGGACTCAGAGGTTACTAATCTTGCTCAGGTTAAAGCTTTCGATAGTTCTGATTATGCTACGGCTGCACAAGGAGCATTGGCTAACACTGCTTTACAGCCAGCAGACAACATTACTCAACTTGATGGCACTGCTGATAGATTACTTTATATTAATTCTCTTGGTGATGTTACTGAATTAGCTCTTGGTTCAAGTGGCACTTATTTGCAGAGTCAAGGACTAACTAGTGCTCCTACTTGGAGTACTCCTGCTGGTAGTGGTGATGTTAGTAAAGTTGGCACTCCTGTTGATAATCAGGTTGGTGTTTGGACTGGTGATGGTACTATTGAGGGAACTGCTGGTTTAACTTATGATGGTTCTGCTTTTGGCGTCACTGGTAATGTCACTGTTAGTGGCACTGTTGATGGTAGGGATTTGGCTAGTGATGGTAGCAAGCTTGATGGTATTGAAGCAAGTGCTGATGTTACTGATACAGCTAATGTTACAGCTGCAGGAGCTCTCATGGATTCAGAAGTTGATGCGGATATTAAGACGCTATCCTTGCCTGCTAACACTACAATTAGCACTTTTGGTGCTTCTCTTATTGATGATGCTAACTCGGGTGCAGCAAGAACTACTCTTGGACTTAATAGTTTATCAAGTGCTAGTTTAACACCTGCTAGTAGTCTGGTCATTGGTGATGGTCTTGGTGGTTGGACTATGGTCACTCCTGCCAATTTCAAAACAGATAATAATATCCTTGATACCGCAGACATTGGTGTTAGTGTTCAGGGTTATTCAGCTGTTCTTGCTAATACTACTGCTAGTTTCACTACTGCTGATGAGACTAAACTAGATAACATAACTGTTACTCAAGCTGTTGACTTGGACACTATGGAGTCCGATATTGCTACCAAGGTAGAAGGTAGCGGTGTTGCAAAAGTGACAGTTGGTACAACTACGCCAAGTTCACCTACTACTGGTGATTTATGGATTGACACTAATTAGAGGTTTACGATAAATGGTATTACCAACACCCACACAAGCATACTTATTCAATGGAGATGCCACTGACGAACTAGCGAACACTAATGGCACTATCGATGGTTGTACCTTAACCTCGGGAAATATCGCCTGGGCTTACGATTTTGATGGTACAAATGATAAAATAGACTTAGGTACAAGCTTAGTTGGTGATGCGGATTTCAGTATGGCTTTCACGTTTAAGGCGGACTCTGTGAATAGTAACTACTATCTCGTGGGTCGTAACGCCAGTTTTTTCTTTGGTCCTTGGAGTGGTGGTACCAATGAGATGGCATTCCGTATTTACGATGGTAGCACGTGGCATGTAGTCACTGCTAGTTTTTCCGACACTACTTCTTGGCACACCGCTGTTATTACTTGGGATAAAAGTGCTGGAGACATGCACATGTACATTGATAATGTCGATAACAGCAACCTGTCCGGAGCAACATCTATGGCGGGTACTGGAAATACGTTGCAACTGGGAGCGTACAATCCTCCTAGTGACGGACGTTGGTTTGATGGTAAAATAGGTTTCTGTGCTATTTGGGAAGGAACAGTTCTTTCAAGCTCTGAAGTTAGTGAATGGCACAACAGTGGCACTCCCAAGATTTACACAGCTACTAACGGTTGGATAGATGATAGTAGTTTAGAGTATGGAAGTCTTGGTTATTGGAAACTAGAATCAAGTGCTCTTACAGACCAAGTAGCAGGGTTCGATATGACTGAATCAGGCACACCAACATACGTTACGGGAAAAATAAATAATGGTATAGAGCTAGATGGCACATCAGACGCTGCTTCAGTAACTACAGACTTATTTGAGTTTCCTGACAATACAGAAAGTTTTAGTCTTTCTGTTTGGATTAATTCGGATACTGCTACTACTTCATTTGATGGGATACTTTCAACAGAAAAAATCTCTACTGGTCAAGGATGGAGAATTTATAGAGATAACGGAAGCTCTTCTGCTAAGTTCCGATATCGGACAAGTGGGGCAGTAACAGATGTAACTATCGGTACAATAAGTGCTAATACTTGGCATCATCTGTGTGTGGTAAAAGACGGAGCGAGTATAACTACGTATTTCGATGGTTCATTAGCAAACACTGGTACGGGTGTTGCTGGAACTATGGATGCAGCAGGAGTCTTAGCTATAGGGCCATACCGTGCCGATGACTTAGCTAATAACTTGTTCGACGGCACTATTGACGAGGCATTCATAACTAGAACTGCTTTAACTTCAACCCAAGTATCTGACCTTTACAACTCAGGTTTAGGATTCCAATATCCGTTCTTAGCAAACCTTCCAACACCTACTGCAGCTTACAACTTCAACGGAGACGCTACTGACGAGGTAGGTAGTAATGACGGAACTATCAGTGGAGCAACACTAACTAGTGGTAAGGTTGCTTGGGGTTATGACTTTGATGGTACTAATGATAATATAGTGTTTTCCACGTTTGGAACAGGTGTCAAAACAATTAGCTTCATAGCAAACCTTAATGCAAACATAAGCGATTATTTTCTAGCTCAAAATAGTAGAATGGAAGTATATGTTAATTCTGCCTCCAAAATAACTGTTGCTGTTAATACAGGCCAAGCGATGGTTACTACTCCGACACTTAGCACTGGAGTTGACTACCACATAGTTGTTGTTATTGATGGTACTAGTAGTGCAGTGTATATTAATGGTGTAGCTGTTGCTCTTGATAGTAACACCATCACTGATTCTTCTGCAGGGAATGCATCTAATGATGTTTACTTTGGTAGTTACTTTAATGGTTCAATTAACACTGATGGTATCTTGTCCAATTTATATGTTTTTAATTCTGCCTTGTCATCTGCTCAAGTGAGCGATTTATACAACACAGGCACTCCCAAGATTTACACTGCATCTAATGGTTGGATAGATAACACAAACTTAGAGTATGGTATTCTTGGTTATTGGAAGTTGGAAAACACATCTATAACTGATGATGTTGCTGGAAATAATGGTGTTAGCAACTCAGGTACAAGTGCTACTGGAAAAATAGGTAACGGTATCAATTTTAATGGAAGTCAATCTTTTCAAATACCTGCAATAGTAACTAATAATTTAAACTCTGGTACAGTTGTTCTATGGAGTAAGTTTGCTAACGAGACTACGGACTACAATTTATTCGCTAAGAGCTCAGCATCATTTAGGGCACAATATTCTGGTTCAAATGATGATATATATTTTCAGGTTAATGGTGAAGGCACCCTATATAGTAATGAAAATTTTGATTGGACCCAATGGCATCATTTAGGGTTCTCATGGGATGGTACTAATAAATATATTCACATTGACGGGGTTCAATCGGCTTCTGGAGCTACAACTAATAATAGCCCTACCTCTGGTAACTTATTTGTTGGTACTAATAGTGTCAATACTAGTGAACGTATGAATGGTGACGTTGACGAGATAGCAATTTACGCAAGACCATTAACTTCAACTCAATTTTCAGAACTTTACAACGCTGGCAGTCCTGGTAGTGCTCAACAATACCCTTTCGCAGCTGGTACTCCTGCAGACTTCGGAATACTAAAACGATGGAATGGTACTGGATGGGTTGTCGTACCTAAAAGCGCAAGAAAGGTATGGGATGGAGCAGCATTCACTGCAAAAGTATGGAAAGTGTACGATGCAGGAGAATGGAAAGAAGTAGGAGAATAAAAAAATGGTAAAACAATATTTTACATGGGTTCCATTTAATTGGAACAACGGAAGCGTACATGTGAGCACTCACATGGGTAAGAACTGGTCAGGAGCAGGAATAACAGTCTCAGAACTAAGTTATAACGGTGGGTCTAATAACGACTCCAGATACTTAGGAATAGTTGAAGGAGTATTCCCAACAGGCAAACAAGAACAGTTTGTTAACGAAGGTAGTGTTTTCGGCGTGACAATTATTGACGAAGCTAAAGTGTCTGAACTACTAGCTGAATGGTATCCTAACGCTGAAGTGACTCTGGTTAACGGCGAGTTCGTGGAAAACTTTCCTGAACCATAACCTTTATAAAGAATAACATCACGACATCTCATTATGAGGAGGATGTAATCCCCTCTTATTTTCTATTCCCAACGTAGTCTTGGGTGAAAACACTCGTGCGGAGCACAAACAAATGGTTGATATTAAAACTTCTACTCTAAGGAGTAACGTCTACGAAACACTCTATGATACGGTGACGGCTGCAAACCTACTATCAAGCACTGTAACTGTTACAGCGGCTTACATTGATGATAATAAAACATTCCCACAAGTAGTTATTAATCCTATAGACATGAGCGAGGATGAATACACTTTTACCAGAGCTTACGGTAAAAAAACACTTATTTCTGTTATCGATATTTACACTAAGAAAAATAAAGATATTGACACTATTTCTGACCAGCTGTACACTACAATACGTGATATGAGTGCCCAAGGTATAATGCTTGTTAATTGGAACGAGAGTACAGCCTTAGAGACACCAAACGATAACAAGGTTCATTTGAAAAGTATTAGCTTGGAGTTTAGAAGGTAGTATGGCTTTACTAAAAATTAAGGTAAGAGAAGGAGCCACTAAAACCTTAAAGGGATTACAACGCTGGGCTCAGATGGAGCTTCCACGATTAACTTTTGAACAAGCAGAAGACGGTAAAAGGTTTGCTGTGGCAAGAGCCCCTAGAAAAACTAATGCTTTAGTAAACTCTATTGCTGTGGCTACGCAACAAGGGAAAGGCTATGCAGTAGTGAGCCGTATGCCCCAAGGTCAGAAAAGAAACACACCTAGACCATATCATTTATTCATGCACGGCATCAAAGCTAGTGGCTTTAAACACTACGATATAGGAGGCCAGATTCGTTCTGGTAGCCCTAGATATATGGAACTAACTTATTTTGACTTAGCAAAGAAATACCCAGAAATGATTACGAAAAGTTTAGACAAACAAATTAAAAAATAATTGAGGTATAATTAACATGGCATCAGGAAACGCAATGCTTGCAGAAGAAGCAACAGTATTCATTACACCCTCCGGAACCGCAGCATCCACTAATTACTCAGTAACAGCAGAAGTTACTAATTTTAGTGAGAGCGGTGGAGAGGAAGATTTAGAATCACGACAAGTGTTTGGTGGAGGTAACATTGACCTACTCAAACCAAGAACTCAAATGGAAGTGTCCTTTGACGTAATCCTACGATACGGCGATGACGCAAGAAAATGGGACGAGTACAAATGGAGTAGTACATTCACTTCAGCTGGAGACGCTCCACTAAAAGACATTTACGTACAGTTCACTGACGGCACTCTCTATTACACTAGAGCTTACCGAAACGCTCGTGCATTCACTTGGGAACCAAGCCTAGCAGCAGATGGTATGGTTGAAGGTAGTATTACTTTCAAAATGTCACCAACTACAGCAGATGGTAATGCAAACTTCCAAGTTACCAGTACGGCGGCTACAAGTGTTTCATGGGCTTAAGCCTATGATTTTTTTCTTTTTAAAATAATTATTAAATAGGTGATTGAAGTGACTAATGAATTGCAGGAACGACTAGAAAACAAACTAATTACAAAAACATTCCACGTGTCAGGAATGCCAGAAGCATTATGGAAAGAACTAGATTTCTTCTGTAAAGAAGCTTACGGTGACGCACGGTGGCTAATGATTAAAGACTTGTACGAGAACGCTCAGAAGGACTATAGGTTCGAGCTGTTGTACGATGAATTACAAGCTCTTAAACTTGAGGTTGAGGAGCTAAAAAGAGCATCAGAAATGTCTGGTGTGAAGAAAGGTCTACCGACATTTGGTAGCAAGGAGATGAAATAAGATGGATAAATGGGCTAAACTTAGTATATACGACGTAGATTTTAAAATCACAGACGAGGATGGTGAAGAGCACAATTTCACTTTTAAACCGCTGCCATGGGAGAATTTTCCACAGGCTTTTGATACCATCGCAAAAATAGAAACGATGGGGCTCTTCTCACAAAAAGACAACATGACAGAAGAAGAAGCAGCAAAAGAGTTTCTTAAAGCTGTAAATAAAGAAGTTCTCACAGACCTAAGTTCTATCTGTAAAATTATGGTGAGAAACTCATACCCAGAAATTGATGAAAAAGTAATTAACTCTTTTGTAATGGGGAACCTTTTTCAGTTAGTTGAACCTTTATCTAAAGTGCTTAGTAGGCAAAGTAAAGACAAGCGAAAAGCCAATAAAGCTCTGAAAAGTGAATAATTTTAGAGACCGTATAGAGAGAAACCTTACAAGAGGTAAGCCACTAACGGGGAGAGAAATATTTACACAAACCCTTTTTATTTTATCAAAAGAGGCTAATATGCCTCCTTCAGATGTAGTTAAAATGCCTTCCCCTTTAGTATTTGACTTACTAGAAGAATTAAGCAAACACGCAAAGAAACAAGAAAAAGCATTAAAGAAAAAGAAATAAGATGTTAACAGGAAACATAAAACAAATAATTGTCGATATTCGCTCTGAGTGGAGCAACAAGGGAGTAAAAGAAGCTGGTAGAGATATCAAAAAGACAGAGAAAAGTACTAGAAATCTATCAGGGGCATTTCTTGGTGCTTCCCTTTCTCTTATGTTTCTTGGTATGGCAGTACAGAGAGTATCATTAAGTATTTGGAAACTTGGTACAAAAACATTTCAAGATGTTATGCACTCCGTTGATGGTACCGTCACTCAGTTTGACTTGTTAAGTGGTAGTATGTCCTACCTTAAGTTTAATGTTGGTCAGGCATTAGAACCTCTTGCTGCTTCATTAATCCCTATAGTTGATAAATTAGCTGATTGGGTCTATTATAATCCTGAACTAGTTGAACAAGCTGTTAGGTGGGGGGCTATAGCAGGGTCTATTCTTCTTATTGGTGGACAAATAGGAACTGCTGTAACAGGCGTTGGTAATCTTCTTGCTGAACTATCACCCGCTGCTAGCAAAGCAACAATTCTTAAGAATAGCTTAGCGAGAATGGTAGCAACAGGATATGTTATAGACGCTTCCATAGAATTTTCGGACGGGGATATTACAGCTGGTTTATCAAGTGCTTTAGAAGGAGCTGGGCTTTTTGCTATAGCTGGAGGTAAACAAAAAACAGGTGGGGCTCTATTTGCTTTAGGTGTTGCTGTAGATTTAATTGATGCTATTGTTGATGGGGGAGGAAAATTAACGATTGATTCACTTGCTAAGTTACTAAACAAATCAGCACCTGGGTTATTCTTTGTTAACCCGGCTGTAGGAGCTGCTGCATTAACTATAGGGGTCACATTAAGTTTGTTTACTGATGAAATGAAAAAAGACACTATTGCAGCACTAAGTTGGATATTCGGTAGTATAGTTATGATATTAGCGGCACTTTTAGAAACCGTGTTGGCTCCTTTTAAAGCAATAATAAATACTGTTATTGATGTTATTAACAAGGTTAGAATGTTCATACCGGGTCTTGACCCCATTAGTAAATTAAAATACTACCCAATGACTGTTGCAGCACATGACAAAGCTGATGAGTTTAGAAAAATTCTAGATGATGTCTCTCCCACACCAGAATCTTCAAGATATGGTGGGATGTATGACAGTTCACAAACAGGTTCAACACAAGAGATACTCATACAGCTTGACCCTCAAGCTACTGAAGAATTTTTATCAGGCAAACTTTTGAATACTACACAACAGAATATGACAGGCGGTTATTAATGGCACAAGCAACACTAGAAGACTACGACGTAGTAACAAGCACTACAACAACATACAATTTCGACTTCGACTCAGTAGCTATTGGTTACAAGGTTGATGTCACCGCACCTAGCTATGCTAACGGTGGGGCTGTATCAGAAGTGCAAACACAAACATTCTCCAACCCGTCATTTAGTTTACAAGGAGTGGTTATTACAGAAAGAACCAGCACACAAATCTCTTATGACACACTACGTGAACTAGCTACTAGACAATACAACCCAGCTAGTAAATACCTAACACTAAAAGTTGATTATGGTAATGACTCTAGCGTACTACTGCCTGATAGTGCTGGTGAGACTAGCGGTATTCGAGTGGTTATATCAGGCTTTAATGTGTCTCTTGGTCAGAGCAGGTACACTGGTAATAATAAACAAGTTGGCACTGGAACAATAACTTTTATAGAAACAGCATAAAAATGTATAGTCAGTGGAAAATAGATTATTATGCTTTTGATGAGACTAGTGGTACTCACTCAAGCACTGTCACAAGCACTCTCTACGGCTATTACGACCCTATAGTTCGTACTCGTCTAGGTAGTGGTAAGGACACTTTTGAGTTTAAAATGCTCAATAACAACAGTGCCCTAGACACTTTCTTCACGACAGGGGATAAGCTAGTTATTTATTACACCACAAACACTACCACTTTCACTTCGGATGATATTGTAATGACAGCTGTTGTTAATGATATTCCTTTTAATAAGGAGAAGAAGAACGTGTTGAAAGTTGCTGGTAACAATTATTCCGAGCAACTAATGAACGCTATTGCCTTCGCTGATGGTAGTGAGACACCAGTTAATGAATTTATACAAAACGCTTTAAACAGTGTTAATGTCTACAACCAGACTTTTGGTGTGACGTGGGCTGACGGGACAGGTACAGCTTCAGCCAACCCCACATTAACTACAGCAAACACAGCGTTCCCCAATGCAGAGCGTTGGTACAATAAGAGTATGTTGCAGCTCATGGAGCGTTACAGCTCAAGAAAGTTCACTGGGGACACTGACTATATTTGGTATGTCAACCCACAAAACGAGTTAGTGTGGGTTCCACAGACCACGAGCACAGCTGTTAGCTTCGATTCCAATACAGATACATACATCCGTATGAAGAGCAAGAAGGACACTAAAGGTATTGTGAACTTCGTTATTATTAAAGGTGACACTAGTCCTTCTGGTAAAGTTATTCAGACCAGGGTTGACGATGCACCATCAAGGGTTAAGAATGGGTTTAAGCCTTACATCCTAACCAGTGTGGCCAACTATGCCAAGGAGCTTGTAGAGACTGACAGGGCTGCTTACCCAACAAGTTTTGATGAGGGGGACACAAACCCTAACACTTACAATTTCACCACTGCTTGGAAGAGCAGTATCAACCGTGCGTCCAGCCCTACAATGACTGCCGGTTCTACAGTTACGGTGTCTAGTAATAAAGAGTATAATATTGCTGTTACGGAGCAAGCGAAGTTTGAGTTGGTAAAGGAGGCAGAGCGTTACCTTGAAGAAAGGGGTAATGGTAAGGTTCAATTAGAGGTTCAGTTCCAGCCAGGTGGTACACCTAATGGTGAATTATGGCGTATTGGTGACGTTGTTAATGTTACGGTTCCAGAGCTTGATAAAGCTAACAATCCTATGCGTGTTGAGAGTGCTGAATACTCTACTACAACAGAAACTTATGTATTGATTGAGGACGAGGGAAGTATTTGAATGATTACAGACTTATTTTTGAACGAATTGGCTAAAGCAGTTAACGGGGAGTCTTTTGACACTCCAGCTTACGTTGCTTTCTCCAGTAGTGTTATTACACCAGCTGTTGGTGACACTAGTTTACCAACAGAACTTGATAGAAGCAGTGCTTCAGGAGTGAGAAGTACTAACCAGGTCACTTTCTCAGCTATCCGTAGTGGTTCTAGTGTGGGAGCTGGTGGAGACCGTATTAACACTTTGGGGTTATTTGACACTAACACTTCAGGAACATTATTCGCAGAAGCTCTTGTTCCTAGTATTCTACACAC